ACGATGCCCGTCAAGGCGAGTGACTGGTCGAGGTGACGGGACTTGAACCCACGGCAAAAGTTATTCAAACTACGTTTTTACGCTGTTTTATATTTTTCATGTCATATTTCGTGTCATATATGTCCTGAAAATAGTCATCAATGGTTTGGTCAATACGCTGGCGGTCTGTATCAAACGTTTGCTGATATACCGATTTCAATGTGCTGGTGTTACTCCAGCCGCCACGTTCCATAGCGTATACATCAGGGATATTTAGTTTCGCCATGACGCTGGCGTTGATGTGGCGTAGATCGTGAAATGTGATCTGATAGCCTGCCGATCGCATTGTTTTGACGAAACGGCCGTACACCTGTTTTCGGGTGTAGGCCACAACATAATCATCGGGTTGCAAGTTTAGGCTGTCTATTAGATTTACTATCGGCTGCCCTAGCCGTAGCTGTCGGCGACTGTTGTAGGTCTTAGCCTGCTCTTTGTCAATTATTTCCTTGCCAACTGTGACACGCACCTGCGACAGTGTCAACACATCACCACATAGGTCCTTGCGACGGATACCCAGTATTTCCGACATACGCATACCGCCCCATACAGCCAACAGCACAGGAATTTCTATATCTGACCCACGGAACAGGTCCACTACGGTTTCAACATCAGGCAGAATTTTAAATTTTTTCGTTTTGGACGGCAAACGAATTTTTCCTAGCCGTATATCCACGTCATAGTATGACATAACAGCTGTAAAAAAACCATAGATGTTATGAACAGTTTTCGGCGATTTATCAACGGTCAAACCGTTTACCCAGTCCTGCACTAGCTGCGGCGTAACCTCGTCAATCGGAATATCTTTCAGCCTGTCAACATTGTTGCGCAGGATAGTCTGATAGCCGTGTATCGTGGTGGGTGATAGCACAGGCGTTTTTATTTTGATATATTCTTCAGCTGCGGTCTGGAATGTTATTTGCTGGTTTTCTTCGTCCTGACATTTTATCAGCCATTCCGCCGCCGCAAGCTCGGCGGCTTTTTTCGTTTCGGCCGTGAACGATTTGTATTTACCGGTGTTTTTATCGTACACTCTCACACGATAACTTCCGCTCGGCAGTCTTTTCGCTGTTGCCATGTAAAATTCCTCCTATTATCTTGACAATGTTTTCAATTTATGATAAAATAATAGGGTACTTCCTACTATAGTATCATCTCTTGCTAGGTTTGGCTGTACACGCCCTCACAGGTCGCTCTGTGGGGGCATTTTTTATTGTGGTATGTTTATCCGCCACACACCCTGCAAGGCTCGTAGCCTGCGTTTTGTGCGTCCTGCAGGGTCATTGGTGTGCAGGTATCATCATAGTATCTGCATGATTCGTTGTGATATTTGTCGCCCGAAGCCGTGATATATACTATCGTTTCGGCTGGATCCTGTGCGGTAGTTGGCACAGGGGGCGCTTCGGTGGTGGTTTCAGGCTCTGCGGTGGTAGTAGTTGTTGTCGTGGTGGTAGTAGTGACTTTTTCACCCATATCAACAGTTATCGTGATAGGGTCAGATGTCACACCATCATATGTGGCGGTCACGTCCGCAAAACCGTCTTTGAGAGGTTTCACGTCATAGGTGACATATGCACCGCTATCATCATATTCTAACTGACAAACGTCAGAATTACTGATTTCAATTTTTATATCTTTCGGGTCAACGTCCTCTGCGTCGGTTTCACCTGTGATTCGCAAATAGATTATGTGGCTATAGTCACGATTATAGTCATTCAGTGCGATAGAATAGTTGTCATTAGTCCATTCAACCTTTGTCGGCCGCCTATAGCCGAATAGGTGCGCTATTCCATAGACTATGACCGATATAGCACAGAAAATGATTATTACCAGCAGGCAACCGCCCTTTGATGTGCCACTCGTTTTACGGCCGTGAGAACTACGGCTTGACGACTTTCTGCCGCCCGATGTTGATACATATGACAGCCCTGTGCCTGGTATACCGACAGACTTTGTGCGCCGCCCTGAACTGTTGACACTGTATCGTGCGCCCTTTCCACCGACGCTCATACCGACGGATTTTTTACCGATGTTCAGCTTCGCACCGCCACCGAGTTTTATTGATTTTCTTAAACGTAATCCCATTTTTCTGCCCCTTTTCTTATAATCACGGCTCCTGTGGACATACTAGCCCTAGAGGTGATATATATGATATACGAAACACATCTGCGTGATATACGTCGCACACAGCGTCTGACACTGCGCCAGCTGTCCGAACTGTCAGGCGTTAGCTTTTCGGAAATAGACCAGATAGAACACTATAACGTTGACCCGCGCATTTCAACGGCTGTTTTATTGGCAAAATCGCTAAAATGTGGGCTTGACGATTTGTTCAGTTTCAACAAATAATGTTCGATATTATAAACACGCTTGCATTTTATGCCATAAAAATGCTATGATTTACACATAGCCTATATATGTGTGTTTCATGTATATTATAGCATTTTAGCGCATATTTTGCAATACTTTTTGACGTCTTTTTATTCTAGTCCGATTTTTCGGACAGTACATAAAAAGGGTATTGACAGCCGTGATTACATGGTATATAATAGGCTTATCGAACATACGTTCTATAAATCATAGGAGGAGAAAATAATGACGAAAGAAGAACGAACAGAATTTGAAAAAAGACTAGCCCACAAGATTTACATACTACAGCACCCCGAATTGTGGGAAAAAATAAGAGCAGAAAAAGAAAAGAGCTGCTTAAAGCAGCCCTCTCTTGAATAGGAGAAAATCGACATATTTGTCAAGGTCTTTGATTTCGCTATCTTCAAGAACCTTTAATGCGTCGATAATCTTGGCTTCCTCGTCACTTTGTGGTGGCGGGGAATTTTTTTCGCCCTCGTTTCCGCAAAGATAATCGAGGGACACGCCAAAGTATGCTGAGATCTTCAAAAGTGTCATTGCTGACGGCTCTCTCTCATCACGTTCGTAGTTGCAGTAAGTTGTTTTCGGCAAGCCTAAGGCTTTTGCAACTTCCTCTTGTGTGAGGTTTTTCGCCATTCTCAGCTTTTTCAGGCGGTTGTCAAACATTCTTATCACCTCCTACTATATATTATATACCCATTATGGGAATTTGTCAATGAAAATAGGGCGCATTATTTTCAAAATGAGTATTTTGTACAAAAATATAATCTCAAATTTGTACATATTTGTACTCAATTTGGGGTTGACAAATGCCCAAAATGAGTATATAATGATAATGTACTCAGAACGAGTACGAAAATTCAAAATGAAAACGGAGGTGTAACAAATGGCTGAAAAGACAACGATATTTGACAACATCAATGGTGAATTGAGACGCAGACATCTCACCCAGCAGGACCTTGCGAAGACTATCGAAATAGACCGCAGAACATGGTCCAAATGGCAGGACAAAAACGATATGCCAGCGTCGGTACTTCTACAGATAGCCAAATGGCTGAACGTTACGCTGGACTATCTTACACGTGATGTTCATGCCGAATAATGGGGGTGAAAACAATGCCTGCAAAGAAAATGACAGCCAATGACGTGATATCCAAACGGCTGAAATCTATCAGAGCCGACAACGATATTACACAGGCAAAAATCGCAAAACGGCTGAACATGGCACAGACAGCCGTAAGCAGGTGGGAACGGCAGTTCGGCACCATGAATGCTGAACAAATCGTGACGTACTGCAAGATAATCGGGGCGAACCCCGAAGAAATCTTTGCAGAATACTGCAAGGAAAGGAGCATAAGAAAATGACCAGCATGATAGCAACACTGGAGATCGTCAGATTCGTGGCTGCAATAGCGTTATGTGTGGCGCTATTCGCACTGGCGGTCTACGGACTATATCGAAACATCAAGGAGACAGCCGAAACCGCAATCCGTGAGGAACTGGAGCAGGCGATCAAGGAAGCTTCAAAGCCTGTTGTCAAGGTCGAGATACAGACGAAAGGAAAGTGGTAAAGTGTCAGAGGGTATGTTTATAACCGCAATAATCGGCGCAGCAATCGTGATACTGACAGTTTTTTATGCTGTGATACTGTTCATAGCATGTATCATAGACCAGCACCAATGGAAACATGAACGTAGTAGCTGCGATGATGATGATAGCCGTGACGAAAACAGCGATGGCAGAGTTTAGATTCGCAATGCAACGGATTTGCTATGAATAGCATTGGCTACGGCAAAGCTAAGTTCCGACAAGCAAAGGCGAGGCGAAGTTTTGACACGCAACGAGAGGCAAAGGCATAGCATGGCATTGATTAGCAAAGGCATTGAGAAGCATAGCGACGCAAGGGCATAGCAGTGATTAGCAAAGGAACTGCAGTGACTAGCAAAGGCGTAGTTCGGCACAGTATGGCGTCGAAAAGCAAGAAAAAATAAATTTAACGTAACGGAGGTCAAAAACATGAAAAAAATCAAAGTAAAGTTGACGTTCACCGAAGAGATTCTGGGAACGGCAAACGCAACAACCACAATTCACGATGAGTACATCGCATCGAAAGCACCCGATGCAAAGAGCCGTGAGGAAGAGATAGCCGCGCTTGGCGTGGCTGAGGTAGTTGAAAAGTCTATGACGGTATTCCCGACACTGGAAGACGGCACACCATTTCTGTGGGACTATCAAATCAAAGGACTTTTCAAGGACGCTTGCGGTGTTCTGAAAAAGGTATCAGGCACGGCAAGCTCAAAAATCAAGGCGTACAAGAAAGAGATTGACGGACTTATCTTCGTCGAGGAACGAAAAATCCCATACGAGTTCAAGGGCGGTATGGGTGAATGTCAGAGACCGTTGAGAGCAAGCACGCCGCAGGGCGAACGTGTCGCACTGGCACACTCTGAGACAGTTCCTGCAGGGGCGACAGTTGAGTTTACTATCGTTATTCTGAAAGACGATATGGAAACAGCCGTAAGAGAGTGGTTGGACTACGGCAGGCTGAGAGGCATCGGTCAGTGGCGTAACAGCGGCAAAGGTCGCTTTGAGTGGGAGGAAATTGAGAATGAATAAGAAAATCACTGACGAGGAAATCGTAAAGGCGGCGGAATGCTGTGTAGAAAATGACTGTGGGAATTGTCCCCTTTCCGGGACCTGTTGTAGACGCTTTTTTGCAGAGTACATAATCAATACCACCAAACCAGCATTTGATTGGGACGGATTTATATCTGGCAAGTTTAAAGTTCGCCTAAAGACACAGACAGATTATGACGCGTTTATGCGAGAATGCAAACAGCATGAACTAAATTGGGGCCCAGAAAAACCTACGGAGGTTAATGCTTGGCCACGTTATCGTGACTGTACATCAATATATTGCTGGCCAAGGAGGAAAAAACTATCACATGACAATTATTTATTTTCGCTAATCCCAGTTGTTGTATATTCTGATAAACAGACAGACTCACACGCAAAAGTTGGCCTAATTGACAAGGAATTCAATAAGTTGCTGTTGGACATTACTGGATTGCTTTCTGCTATGGACAAACAATGTACAGCTGCATATAATGCGGGAATAAGTTGTCAAAAGTTAAAATCATTGATAAGGCCGGATGGTGAGCCAAGTGACTAGCTATTCATGTTTGGATTGCAAGCACCTGAAAAGTTGCCTAGAAAGTAGCAGGCGCTACCCCTGCAGAGATTTCAAGCTGGCAGAGCCAGCAATATTGGAAAGGAGAGGTCGAAAGCATGACAGTAAAAGAAAGGCTTGACAATATGGTCGTCATGGCATTAACGGAGCTAAAAATGAAAAAAACGCAAGAATGTGGCACTGTTACCGAAGGCGTTTACCCTATGATGATAGGCGACGTGTGGACGTTTGACGGAGCAATATCGGGTGTTCAGATATTTCCACCTGACATTCATGCCGTAGCGAAAGAGGTCGGAGCTGAGGTGCTGGAAAACGGAATTGAATCGTATTTCATATACAAAAATATCGCATTTTTCAAATATATGGGCGGTGATTTTAATGCGTTACACGGCTAATGATTGTGTCGGCTGTCCTGACGGGTGCAGATGTTGTGGCAGAGACCGCAATTACACTGTAGTCCAATGTGACAAATGCAGGGACGAACTAGACCTTGCAATTGAAAATGTTTTCTGCTACCAGGGCAAGGACTATTGCAAGGACTGTTTTCGTGAAATCCTGATTGAAGAAATCAACCAAAATGACGATATTTCAATCTATGACCTTGCCGAGCTGGCAGGGGTCGAGTATGACGAGGAGGATCTGAACCTGTTATGAGCGCAAGTTTTGAAAACGGCGTTCAGAAATATGTCAGGGGCTATGCGGTAGTTGAAACCGCGTTCCCTGTTGACAACAAAGGTGTTACATACGCCGCCTGCAAGTATTGCAGATTTTTCAGCCGCCGTTCTGGTCGGTGCAATCTGACTGACGAAATCGTATTTTTACCAGACACATTCGTGGGCGCTCAATGCCCACTAGAAATCAAAGAGGAGGAATAAAACATGGGACTACCAGTTCTAATCGAGGGTGAAAGTGGTAGCGGTAAGAGCCGTTCCCTCAAAAATTTCAAGCCAGGCGAGATAAGCATTTTTAACGTCGCTGGCAAGCCGCTGCCGTTCAAGAACAATGGCCTTGCGACGCTTTCAGTGGCAAAACTTGTAAAAGCCAACAAAGGCAAAAGCCGTTATGATGTTATCAAGGCGGCTATGTTTCAATCGAAATCAAAGGCATTTGCCATTGATGATAGCCAGTATCTCATGGCCTTCGATAGTTTCGACAAGGCAAAAGAACTAGGGTATGGAAAATTCACTGATATGGCGGTCAGTTTTGAACGGCTGATAGAATTTGTTATAAATGACCTGCCGTCAGACGTTATCGTGTATTTTCTGCACCACGTCGAACTAACCGACGGGGGCAAGTACAAAGCCAAAACTATCGGCAAGATGTTGGATAATCAGCTGACAGTTGAAGGGCTGTTTTCAATCGTGCTGTTTTGCACAGCCGATGAGAACCACCACTATTTCATCACGCAGTCGAGAGGCATTTCTACTGCGAAATCGCCCGAAGATATGTTTGACGATGAAATCGAAAATGATTTAAAATTCGTAGACACCAAAATCAGAGAGTATTGGAATTTAACTCCAAACAATACAGAAAGCGAGGAAAAATAAATGATCGGAATTACAGGTTACAAGCAGGCGGAAGCAACAAGTTTTTCAGAGCTGCCAAAGCTCCAGCCAGGCGGATATGTGCTGAAAATTCTCAACGTCAAAGTTGAACCCACTGATTGGGGTAGCAGGCTAGCGATTCAGTTCGACATCGCAGAGGGCGAGTTCAAGGGTTTTTTTGACAAGCTGTATAAGGCAACCCCTGACGAGTGGGAGAACAAAAAGTGGAAGGGTTCAATGCGCCTGAGCATACCGCATAACACAGGTGACGACACCAAGTTCAAGAAGTCACTGGGTTATTTCAAATCGCAGATACAGGCGTTTGAAAATTCAAATGCCAATCTACATATCGACTGTGAAAGAGATTGGGACGAGAACGTCCTGAAGGGTAAACTTGTTGGCGCTCTTTTCAACGAAAAGGAGTGGGAAAAGGACGGCAAAACAGGCTGGTTTACGCAGTGCAAGCGCTTCGTGCCTACAAATGATATCCGCAGTGGTAACTTCACGATTCCAAAACGTGAGGAGTTGAAAAACAAGCCGTCAACAGCCAACAATGACAGTTTTGACCCGAACGCTAATCTGTCTGATTTCGTTGAAATCAACGCAGGCAATGACGCCGTGCCATTCTGATGCACCCGATAGATATTGACGCCACACTTAAAACGTTCTCGGTTGTCGTTGATAGCCGAGAGCAAAAGTGGGGACATATTGAAAAGGCTCTAAAAGCCACAGAAACGCCATATACGCAACACAAATTAAACTATGGTGATTATACTTGCAAAGCCGTAAAACCTAATAGCGAGCCTGTAAGCCTTGCTCAGAGCGTTGTTATTGAGCGCAAGGCGAATTTGGACGAAATCGTGGGCAATTTCACGAAAGGGCGAGAGCGTTTTGACCGTGAATTCAAACGGTCGGTTGAAGACCATGCAAAGGTGTTTTTAATGGTCGAAGATGATAGATTGTGGGAAAATATCCTGCTACACAACTACCGCAGTAAAATGCCACCGAAGGCACTATTGGCAACGTTCTGTTCATGGCAGGCACGATATAACATTACGATCATAGCGTGTCGGAAACAAGAGAGTGGCACACTGATAAAAGCGATACTATACTACGCTTTGCGAGATTATCTTCAGAAATTGGGTGGTGATTAAATGCTAGAAAATGGATTTATAGTTTTACATAGAAAAATAGTGAACTGGGAATGGTACAAAGACCCTGCGACACGCATCGTTTTTGAACATTTAATTTTGACCGCCAATTATGAAGAAAAGCGTTTCAAGGGTGAAGCTATTCACAGGGGGCAGAGGGTCGCAAGCTATGGCACACTAGCCAAAGAAACAGGGTTGTCAGTTCGCAACGTAAGAACTGCAATTCGACACCTAATTTCGACAAACGAAGTGACAAGCAAAGCGACTAACAAATATAGCGTATTTACGATAGTAAATTATGATATGTATCAAGACAAGCGACAAGCAAACCGACAAACAACCGACAAGCAAGTGACAAGCAACCGACAAACAACCGACAACAATGAAACAAAGATAACAAAGATAACAAAGATAAACAAAGAAAAACAAATATATGCTGCTCTCGCAGCGCACACAAACGGCAGACGGACAGATAATCCAGGCAGGACAGATTTTTAAGTGAGGTGAAAAAAACATGGGATATACAATGCGTGATGATGATGTGGTCGGTCTGGCTGTGGCACTGAATGCAGAAACGCACCGCAAGGGGCGTGAACTGTATTTCAAATACTGTCCGTACTGCAATGGGGGTGGTCATGACAAAGATACATTTTCTGTAAATCTTGACACGGGGGCGTTCAAGTGTTTCCGAAGCAGTTGTGGCATGACAGGTCATTTCGTGCAACTGGCTAGGGATTTCAACTATCCGCTGGAATTTGACGACGAGCAGAAAAAGAAATACCGCACGCTACCACCTGTGAAGATAGTTACCCGTGACAAGGCGGTTGAATACCTGCGGTCAAGGGGAATTTCGGAAATCACCACACGGAAATACAACATCACTGTCGGTGATAAACGTGACAATTTGCTGATGTTTCCGTTTTTTGATGAAAATAACGTGTTGACGTCTGTCAAGTATCGCAAGACAGATTTTGTCAAAGGCAGAGACAATCAAAAAGAGTGGTTTGAAAAGAACACAAAACCGATATTGTTCGGAATGAACCGATGCACGGAAAAGCATGATAGGCTGATAGTCACAGAGGGGCAGATAGATAGTCTGTCGGTGGCAGATTGTCAGATAGATAATGCGGTATCAGTGCCAGGTGGTCAGAGCAATAAGACCTGGGTGCCGTTCTGTTATGATTTTGTGGACAGCTTCGACGAAATTGTGATTTTTGGAGACCATGAACACGGCCACATAACACTGGTTGACCAATTTACAACATCATTCCCGCACAAAAAACTGAAAGTCGTCAGGGCGCAAGACTATTTGGGTGAAAAGGACGCAAATGCAATTCTGCAGAAATACGGCTGTAAAGCGATATGCGATGCCGTAAACAATGCTGAAGAAATACCTGTTACGGCTGTCAAGAAACTGTCGCAGGTCAAGGCAGTAAATCTGGATAAGCAGGAGCATATCAGAACAGGCATATACGATGTTGACCGATATATCGGCGGTATCTATATGGGGCAGGTAGTGGTTATCACGGGCAAGCGTGGCGAGGGTAAATCAACGTTAGCGTCACAGATAATCGCAAATGCGTTAGACCAATCAGACCTTGACGGCAATCCGTATTCGATTTTTGTTTATTCGGGTGAATTGCCTGACTATCATTTCAAACGCTGGCTGGATCTCCAAATTGCAGGAAAACAAAATGTTATACGTTCGGTCAACGAATATGGTGACGAAACCTATGACATTCCTGATGATGTGGTCGATAAAATCAACCGCTGGTATGATGATAGGGCGTACATATTTGATAACACGGCTGTGACGGCTGAAATCAAACTTGACGGCGATAATGCCAAGCGTGATGGTAAAATATCATTGCTGGGTACGATTGAAACGGCTATCCGCAGATTTAATGTCAAACTGATACTAATTGACAACCTCATGACGGCACTGGACGTTGACCTCAGCAAAGAATTGTATCGGGCGCAGTCCGATTTTGTAAACGCCGTTAAATACATAGCGGTTAAATATAACGTAGCTATCATACTGATAGCGCACCCACGCAAAACCGCCGACGGCATTGAACTGAATGCGGATAGTGTCAGCGGTTCGGGCGACATCACAAATAGAGTTGATTTGGTTTTAACATATAGCAAAAATAGCGACGACGACAAAGACGATTTTCAAAGCAAAATTGCCATTGTAAAAAACCGATTGACAGGCAACGTGGCAGACAACATCAAGGTCGCCTACAGCCAGATTTGTAAACGTATCGGCTGTAACAATGCTGAATGGGGCAGGATCTACGGCTGTTTCAAAGATGTTGACACGGCTGAGGACGAAGATTTGCCGCCGTTCTAAAAAAATGAGGAGGAATAAAAAATGAACAAGAAAGAATTTAAACAGTGGGTCAAAAAGACATACAGAGATTTTCAAAAAGATAAGCAGGCGATTGCGTACAGTGGTTGCAGTGACGTGGTTATTGTTTATGACACAACAGCCGTTAAATCCGCTATTGCAAAATGTTACCCACAAGATACATTTGACTATGACACAGGTGTTGCTATCGCCTATGCAAGATTGAAAGGAATTGAAATTCCAAAGGTCGAGGAAGAGCCAGAGTTCAAGCGAGTTGGAAACGGACAGGAATACTACTGCATAGGTAAATTCAATACGGCTCGTTTTGGAGCTGTCTACACACTAGAAACAGATCATTTTTTGGATAAAGCATCTTTTGAAAACAACAACTATTTCCACACAAGAAAACGTGCCGAAGAAGTTGCTGATAAAATCAACCTTTTACTGAAACTGGAAAGGTTACACGATACCTATTGTCCTGACTATGTACCTGATTGGCAGGACAATGCAAGAAAATACTACGTTTTTTATGGTACGAAAGACAGTACATACTATGTTGGTGGTTGTCTTGCTGTGGATAGAAAACCATGCGTTTATTTTCCAACAACAGAAATCGCACAAAAGGTTTGTGACATCCTGAACGGCGAAACAAAAAATGCAAAAAGCCTTTGTGGGGCTTGCTGACGAGGTGTACAAATGGAAAGAACAGAGATTGACAAGCTAGCATATCGTGGTGAAGAACTACCGAACGATAGCAATATTTTTGATGAGATATATTGGCTGGCTATGTACTATCTGTACAAAACCGCCACACTGAACAACATTCCTGCAGAGCAGGCAGCAAAAGCCAAGAGCGCCTTGACACAGAAACTGGACAAGCAGATAAAGCGGAGCGAACCTAACGAAAACGTGATAGCGGCATTCAATGACAGTGTACGTGTTATGCGTGAAATGGAAAAATTCATCAGACCTTATGCGGAATTTGAAAAGAAAAGCCGTGAAGAGCTGATAGAATTTATCAAGCATATGTTCGATGTGCTGTCAGGGCTAGGTCCGTATGAGGAGGACGAAGAGCATGGGTAACAATAAATTCTGCACCAGCTGCAAATATTTCGAGAAGTCACCTGACAACTGCGGCAGAAAGAACGGAAAATATGGGCTGTGTAAATATGGTGTGAGACAGGGACTTTGCCCGAGAGTAGTCAACTATCAGCACACTATCTGCGAAGTGTTCAAGGACAAGATAGAGGCTGTGAAATGCAGTGCTGCTACGACGCTTTGTTGGTACTGCAAACACGCAGTGCCAAAGAGTGACAAGCTGACAGGTGAACAGATAACAGGGTGCAGCTGGTCGATGGACAGACAACCTGTTGCCGGTTGGAAGACGCGCGGTCATAGGGTTTACGAAGGGCAGAAAGGCACGTTGCATTCATATACTGTGACTGAGTGTCCTGAGTTTGAGGAGGGATAAAATGAAGGTATTAATAGCGTGCGAAGAGTCACAAGAGGTCTGCAAGGCATTTCGTGCAAAAGGACACGAAGCATACAGCTGCGACATTCAGATGTGTTCAGGCGGTCACCCTGAGTGGCATATCTTAGGCGATGCTCTGGCCGTTATCAACGGCAATGCAAACTTCACAACTTGCGACGGACAGGCACACACGATTGGCAAATGGGATTTGCTGATAGCTCACCCACCGTGCACATATCTTAGCAACGCAGGGGCAGTATGGCTGTACAAAAAAATTAATGAAAAAAGATACATTGATCTTGAAAGATTTGAAAATGGACAAGACGCAAAAGAATTTTTCCTGAAATTTATTCATGCACCTGTTGAAAAAATAGCTGTTGAAAATCCAATCCCGTCTGGAGTATATCGATTGCCAAAATACACGCAGATTATACAGCCGTATGAATACGGACACCCATACAGTAAGAAAACGTGTTTGTGGCTGAAAAATCTGCCTAAATTGACACCGACAAATGTTGTTAAACCCATATGTTCATGGGTGTCAGGCGGTAGCAAAAAGTCGGACGGCACTGCGCGCACAAACTGCGGAATGCCGTTTCGTGACAGCAAGACAAAATCCAAAACATTTTCAGGCATAGCACAAGCAATGGCTGAACAATGGGGAAGTGAGGAGGAATAACATGGTAAAAATCAAACCCGAATACATTTTTCCGCTTCTGCTGATTTTGCTGGACGTGGGAGCGGCAATTATATACGCCGTGCAAAAGGATTACAAGAAAGCCGTCTACTGGATAGCGGCGGCGTGTATGCCGATATACGAAAAAGGCATAACAGGCATTCTGGGTGATAACAGCAGCATTGCCGATATAATCAACGAACAGCCTACCGCAGACGTGCAGGAAGTGAAACACGGATATTGGAAAAGTCAGAAACAAAGCGGTTTTTATCGCCTGGCGGATTATGAGTGTAGCATTTGCGGCTATGATAATGATGAAACGCCTGATTACTGCGCCTTTTGTGGTGCAAAAATGGAGGGATTTGACGATTGAGAGATATGCAACTTAACGTTAATTTCCCGTTAAGACCTTGCCTTGTAAATGGCGAAAAGATGTTATTTCATATGTGGGGCATAGGTCGGAATGAAACCATAGGTATCGTAGAGGACGCTAATGGGTCGATAATGGCAGTTTTCCCTTACAAAATAAGATTCACGGATGAAATCTTTAAAGAGTATATGCATGAAGAGGGTGATTCTGAGTGAAAGCACGAACAAACATCGTCAGACAAAGCGACATCAAAAAAGAGGTCGCAAAGGAAATGCAAAAAAGATATAGCGAACTGCAAGGCGAGATAATGCAGGATATCACAGAACAGATAATGGCGACTGTTTTGTGGACGCTGGATAAGTGGTACGGCTGGAAAGGCAAACGCCTGCGTGCATTTATCGACGCAGTGAATAGCACGTTTGACATCATGGACACGGCTGAATTCGATAACGATAACAACGCCAGCTATCTGAAAGAGACATACGGCATTGACCTGTCGAAACTGATATCAACGGAAATGACCGACAGGGTGAAGAAAGGCGGTTGAAATGACAGCAAAAGAATATTTGCAGAACGCCTATAAAATTGAACGGCGTGTGAAAATCATCGAAAACAAGGTCAAAAAACTGCGATCACAGCTAGAATACGCTGGCATATCATACGAAAACACAGGTGCTAGTCATGGTAGTTGCAATGGTGACAAGATGTCAAGCACCATAGAACGCATAGCAGAATACGAACGCAGACAGCAGGAACTGGCGCTGATACTGATTGACAAACGTTTGCAAATCGAAAAGTCCATTGACGCAGTGGCAGACGCAGACCAGCGAGAGGTTCTTGAACGGCGGTATCTTTTCTATCAACGCTGGGTTGGAAAATTCAACAAAGAAAATGGTGAATATATAATGGGGATCACTGACTATATGAACTACTCAGAACGCACGATTTATAAAATTCACGGCGAAGCCCTGAAACATATCATCGTTCCGAAAGAGTGCAGTGAAATGCAGTGAAATGCAGTTATTAATCTGCTATACTGTATAATAGCCCGATAGGGTGAAAAGGTCAGTTGGTTATCTCCTCAATAAAAGCCAACCCCATTTTTACGCCTGAGTGGCTAGCCCTCAGGCAATGTGCAGGGGCGGTGCGCCATCACTTAACCTGCTCCATGTTTTTTACTTCTTTTGTTTTAGATCTCCTGATTCCGCTATGGCATTAGCTATGGCGGATATATCGGTCGATACTGCGATGATGTTGACGCCGATACCAATCAGCCACACACACCTCTTAGCAATGTGTCCCATGTGTGGCATTTTTATTTTATGGGGGCGGCACTATGAAAGACTTTGCATATTCCTTTTACCGCTCAGCGGCATGGAAGAAGTGTCGCCAATCTTACATCGACAAACGCATATTAATCGACGGCGGTCTTTGCGAAGAATGTCATGAACGTGCTGGATATATCGTTCATCACCGAACATTGCTGACACCAGCGAACATTCGTGACCCTGAGGTATCATTAAATCATGCTAACCTCGAATTCGTATGCAAAAAATGTCATGATAACTTCGAGGGTCATTTCTACCAAAAATCGCCTAAAAAATTAACAAAATGTGAATTTGACGCATCGGGTATGCCTGTACCCCCCTCAAATTTGGAATGAAATTTTTCCTAAGATACCGAGGGGGCAAAGGTCATTTTTTACGCACGATAAAATCGCATAAGGGGGTGTAATCTGACAATGGCAAAAACCAAAAAGAATTTGAGCGAGCTGCGAAAAGCCGTGGATAGTTGTGAACCAGCTAAAAGAGAACTGGGCATAAAGCTATTAGATCAGCTGGAGTACATGGAGGATCTGCTTAGTGAATATCAGAAAAAGATAAAAGCAGAGGGTGCAATCATCGAAGCAACAAACGGCAATGGTTTTACTGTCAAGACAGAGCACCCAGCAAGTAAAGCGTATGCAGCACTGATTGGAAAGTACAATGCAATGGCTAAGACAGTTGAAGATATTATCCTTGACAGCCTGCAAAAATCTGAGGGCGACGAACTGTTGGAATTTCTAGGCGGTGCAAAGCGTTGACGGAATTTGAAAAATATTTTACTGGCATTTATGACGGAAATATCGTTGCGTGTGAAAAAATGAAAAAGGTTTCGGAAATGCTGCTGAACAGATTTGCAAGCCCTGATGAATTTCATTTTGACGAAGCTATTGCAACACGACACACGGATTTTATAGAAAAATTCTGTAAGCAGCCGTCTGGAAAACTAGGTCAGCCGTTGAAGTTAGAACTTTTTCAAAAAGCGAGATTGCAAGCATTATTCGGTTTTGTTGACGATAACAACCTACGCCAGTATAACGAATGCCTGATAATCGAAGGTCGAAAGAACGGCAAGACAACGGAAACTGCGGCGGTCGAAAATGATATGCTGGTCAATGACGGAGAGGGTTCACCGCAGATATATAACATCGCCACAATGCTAGACCAGGCAAAGCTAGGTTTCAACGCCTGCTATAAAATGATAAAACAATCGCCATTGCTGAGCAAGCATATTCGCAAACGTGCAGCCGATTTGTACTTCCCATTGAACATGGGATTTATAAAAGCCCTTGCGAGCAACTCAAACAGCCTTGACGGTTTGGACGTTCACTGCGGTGTTATCGACGAATTGGCGGCGATTAAAAATCGAGATCTATATGATTTGATAAAACAAGCAATGGGCGCTAGACAGCAGCCCATTTTATTTTGCATTACAACAAACGGCTTCGTCCGTGGCGGCATTTTTGACGCCCAATACGAGTATGCAAATAATTTGCTATATGGACGGCTGACGGAAAATAATAACAGGTTTCTGCCGTTTATCTATGAGTTGGATAGTCCCGACGAATGGGACAAGGAAGAATGTTGGATAAAAGCAAACCCTGGGCTGGGCACGATAAAATCAACCGACTATCTGCGCCAAATGGTGCAAAAAGCCAAAGATGATCCTAGTTTCAAGGCAACAGTTATGGTCAAGGATTTCAACCTTCCGCAAAATACCGAAAGCGGCTGGCTGAGATGGGACGAGCTGAACAATGAAGAAACTGTCGTGGACTATCCGTTCAGATATTTCATTGGCGGTTTTGACGCTGCTGATTATATAGACCTGAATGCCGCAAAGGCTATCTGCAAAAAGCCTGATGATGATAGGTTGTGTATAAAATCTATGTACTGGATACCACAAGCCGTTCTTGACGCTGACGCTGAAAAGGGCGACAGACGTGGACGAGATAGTGTGCCGTATGAACTGTGGAAATCGCAAGGTCTGCTGAGGACGTGTGAGGGAAACAAGGTCAACAAGCGTGTTATCCTAGACTGGTTTTTGGAACTGAGAGATAAGGAAGACATCTATCCTTTGGCTATCGGCTATGACCCTTGGCACGTTTCGGACGAGCTGATAAAAGCGTTTGAAGAAGAGTTCGGCAAGGGCGTTTTAGTACCTGTGCGCCAGGGCGTTATCACGTTGTCTGACCCGATGAAGAATCTGAAAGCTGAATTTCAGCGACACAACATCGTTTATAACAACAACCCGATTGACAAATGGTGTTTTCTGAATACGGCTGTCAAGACGGACGTCAACGGCAACATTCAGCCGTGTAAGAAATCTGACCGAACACAGAGAATAGACGGACTTGCGGCGTTGCTAGACGCATATGTGGTCTATTATAATCGACAGGAAGAATTTGAAAGTTTGATATAAGGAAGGAACAAAATGAAAGGTGAAACATACGAGCAATTCGTTGAAAAATTTAAGCCCAAAAAAACCACTGATGACTGTTACACACCGCCACTGATTTACGATGGCGTGGCTGATTGGGTCTGCACAGAATATGGCATAAATCGTGATGCTTTTTGTAGACCATTCTATCCCGGTGGCGATTATGAAACGTTTGACTATACAGGTAAGATCGTAGTTGATAATCCGCCATTCAGCATTCTCAGCAAGATTTTACGCTTTTATATCGAAAGAAACATAAAATTTTTTTTGTTTGCACCTGCTCTCACTCTATTTTCAGGAGCGACAGAACACTGTACAGCAATTCCGGTTGGTGTAGCTGCAACATATGAAAATGGGGCAGTCGTTAGCACGTCGTTTGTAACAAATCTTGATGATAGCGACATTCGGGTTCGCACCGCCCCACGCCTTTATAAGATTTTAAAAAGCTGTAATGATGCTAGCAGAAAAGAGAAAACTAAAACAATGCCGAAGTATGAATACCCGAAAAGCGTTGCAACAGCGGCTGAAATCAATCGACTTTCAAAGGCTGGCATTGACTTTGAAATCAGAAAATCTGAAAGCCTTCGTGTTTGTGCCCTTGATGCTCAACTTTTGCAAAAAAAAGCAATATTCGGGTCGGGATACCTCATCTCGGATTACGCCGCCATGCGTTTAGAGCGAGCAGAACGAGAGCGAGCAGAACGAGAGCGAGCAGAACGAGAGCGAGCAGAACGATGGCAACTAAGCGAGAGAGAAAAGGCTATTATAACAGAATTGAACAAGAAATAATTTTGAAAATCATGCACAGAAAGGGGTGAAAAAATGGGTCTGATAAATCGTTTTAAAAACAGGTCACAGGTAGTGACCCGATATAAGATGATGACGGAAATCGGCAACGGCTATTATAGCTGGGACGGCAACGTTTATCATTCAGACTTGGTGCGTGCCTGCATTCGCCCAAAGGTCAAGGCTATCGGGAAACTGACCGCAAAGCATATCAGAAAATCATATAGCCGAAATGGTGACGGCAGTATCGAGATAAACCCTGAACCATATATGCGAATGTTGCTGGAAGAGCCAAATGAATTCATGACAATGCAGAAAATGTTGGAAAAAGTCGCAACGCAGTTGTGTTTGAACAACAACGCATTTATCCTGATTATCCGTGACGGCAACGGCTATCCTACTGAACTATATCCTATCCCTGCAGACAGCGCAGAGTGTGTATATATCGGCAACGATTTGTATTTGAAATTCACATTTTTTAACGGGCAAAGATATACGTTTCCATATGCAGATATCATTCATCTGCGCAGTGATTTTTACAAAGACGATATCTTCGGAGAACGGCTGAGCGAAACGCTGACGCCGTTAATGGAAATCGTAACAACTACAGACCAGGGAATTGTTAAGGCTATCAAGAATTCGTCAATCATTCGCTGGCTGTTGAAGTTCACCAGTTCCCTACGCCCTGAGGATTTGAAAAAGCAGGCGCAAGAATTCAGTGAGCAGTTCATGAGCGTTCAGAACGGCACAGGTGTTGCGGCGGTCGACAGCAAGGCAGACGCAAAGCAAGTTGACGCAAAGGATTACGTTCCAAATTCGTCGGTCATGGAAAAAACCACGCAACGTATCTATTCGCTGTTTAACACAAATGCAAGTATTGTGCAGTCAAGTTACACCGAAGACCAATACAACGCCTATTACGAATCTGAGATAGAACCAGTGGTAATGGAATTGGCTGGTGAATTTACAAGAAAACTATTCAGCCGTATCGAGAGAGGATATGGCAACAAGATAGTTTTTGAAGCGTTCAATCTGAGCACTGCGTCAATGTCAACCAAGCTGAATTTGGTGCAGTTTTTCGATAGGGGCATTATGAACGCAAACGAAATCAGAAGCGTGTTCAATCTGGCTGACATTCCTTCGGGCGATCAGTACTATGTCAGACTAGACACGGCAAAGATAGATAGCAGTGAGGAAGGTGAAAACGATGAAAATTAACATCAAAGGTACAATCATTCCGAATGATGACCAATGGATCTATGACCTTTTCGACATTGACGCCACTTCTCCTGCAAAGGTTTCAAAGGGTATAACTGCTGCGGCTGAAAAAGGCGAGTCGTTGGAAGTTTACATTAACTCTGGCGGTGGTGATATTTTTGCGGCGTCTGAAATCTATTCGGCAATCCGTGAATATTCAGGTGATGTCAAAATACACGTTGTTGGTCTTGCAGCAAGTGCGGCAAGCGTGATAGCGTGTGCAGGCAAGTCAGATATATCACCGACAGCACAGATTATGGTGCATAACGTATCATCAGCGACAAGAGGTGATTACCATGACATGGACAAAATGTCAGAGATTTTGCAGAAAGCCAACGAAACCATTGCAAATGCCTACATAACCAAGTCAGGCATGGCAAAGGAAAAGGCGTTGGAAATCATGGACAAGGAAACATGGCTGACAGCTGATGAGGCGGTCGAGCTGGGGTTGATAGACGAAATCGCAGGAAGCAAGAACGTCAAGTCACAGCTGGTGGCGGCCTACTGTGATATCATACCGCAGAATATAATCGAAAGAATGAAAGCCGAGCGTGCTGATAAAAAGATAACAGCACAGGCAAGGCTTGACAAACTAAAGGAGGGTTATAAAAATGACAAGACAGGAAATGCTTGACAAGGCTCAGGCTCTTATCGACGAGGGCAATTTTGAGGAAGCTGAAAAGCTGATGAATGACGCTGAGAAAGCAGCGAAGACACAGGCAAATCTGAGCGCTATGACAAAGGACCATGCGTCAGACACCATGAAAAATATGATCGAAAGGAATGAAAACAAGATGAGCGAGAATGCGATCACACACACATCAAACATCTATGACAGTATCGAGTACAGAACTGCATTTATGCACAACGTCCTCGAGGGCACACCAATCCCTGCGAAGTTTGCGAACGAGGCACAGAGCACAAAGACCACTGACGTTGCGGCTGTTATTCCGTCCACAACTATGCAGCGAATCGTTGAAAAGTTGGAGGAACACGGCCAGATCTATGCCCTTGTTACAAAGACCAATATCAAGGGTGGCGTGACAATCCCTACATCAAGTGCCAAGCCAGTTGCAACATGGGTTGCTGAGGGTGCAAGCTCTGACACACAGAAGAAGTCCACCAGTTCAATCACTTTCAGCTACTACAAGCTGAGATGTGCTATCTCCATGTCACTCGAAGTTTCTGTGGTATCACTCGACTTCTTCGAGACAGTATTTGCTAATCAGGTAGCCGACGCAATGATCGCTGCTATCGAGACAGCAATCATCAAGGGTGACGGTTCAGGCAAGCCAAAGGGTATCACAAAGGAAACTGTTGTCAGCGGTCAGAACGTGGACATTGCACTGGCAAGCGGCATCACATACAATACCCTGTGGAATATGATGTCAAAAATTCCGTCAGGTTATAGAGCAGGCGTTAAGTGGTTTATGAACTGGACAACATTCTGCATTATCCAGGCAATGACCGACACTCAGGGACAGCCTATTGCTAGGGTCAACTATGGTATCAATGGCAGTATGCAGCCATCAATCCTTGGCATACCTGTTGTGTTCTCCGACGATATCGACGCTTATACCGGCGCTGTATCAGCTGACACAATCGTTGCTTTCTTGTTCCGCCCTGAGGACTATATCCTCAACACAAATCTTGCCATGACGGTCAAGAGATATGAGGATAATGACACCGAAGACCAGGTAACAAAGGCTGTTATGCTGGTAGACGGCAAGGTCGTCGACAAGAACAGCCTTGTAACGCTCACAAAAAAGAGCAAGTAATCATGTGAAAAGGGGGGCATAACGAATGCTTGAAAGTTTGAAGAATTCGTTGAGGATATCACATAACAAGCTAGATAGCGACATTATGTCAAACGTGGACGCCTGCATGGAAGACTTAAAGCGTGTGGGCGTGTTCGTTCCCTTTGACGCTGATGATTGCAGCGCAATTCTGAAAAAGGCTATCGAAAACTATGTCAAATGGCAGTATGATTTCAACGGCAAAGGCGAAGATTTCCACAAGAACTACGAGCGTCTGCGAGACGCACTAAGTCTGAACGAGGACTACACGGAGGGGATTTAACAATGTTTAATGATGTTGTAAAAATTGCCAAAGCAAAGATAGTTTCAGACGAGATAGGAAACCAAGAAAAGGTCGTTGATTGGGAGAACGCCAAAGAAGTGTTCTGCCAGGTATCATCAATCTCACGGTCTGAATTTTACAGTGCCGCACAGGCAGGGTTTCAACCTACGTTGAAAATCAAAATGGCAGATTACTATGACTATGATGACGAGGATATGTTATTCTATAACGGTCGGGAATATCGTATCATACGCACATATGTCGCAGGAACAGCCATTGAACTGACGGCTGAACGTTTTGGCGGTGATAGTTGATGAAATCGGTTGAAATTGATGTCAGTAAACTGGCAAAACAGGTCGCTGATGACCTGAAAGAATATAGTGAAGAAACCGCAAAGATAGTTGACGGCTGTATCGACGAGGTTGCAGACCAGTGTGTCGAAAAGCTGAAAACCACATCACCACGCCGAACAGGCAAGTATGCCGAAAGCTGGAAAGCCGAAACAGTATACGCTAAGTCGGGCAACAAACGTGTTGTTGTGCGAAACAAAAAATACTACTACCTGACACATCTGTTGGAGCATGGTCACGCAAAAAAAGGCGGCAAGGGCAGAGTAAAGGCATTTGTGCATATCAAACCTGTTGAAGAATATGCACAAAAGACGCTGCCTGAGTTGATAGAAACGAGGTTGAAGAAATGAATTTGACATTGGCTGATATACGTTCACGATTAACGGCTATCGACGAACTGAAAGACAAAGTCGCATACTATTCATCACGTGATGAAATGAAAACGCCCTACTGCGTGTTTTATCGTGAAAGCACCATAGACAGCGGAGACGATATGCACCCCGCAAGCCTGCGAGAGCAGACGATAGTCATTGAATTGTATACAAGGAAAATCGACGTTAATTTAGAAACGGCTGTCGAAAAGCAGTTTGCAGATTTTGATTTGGAAAAGTCTGAAAGCTGGATAGAGGACAGCAAGGAGTATCAGATAAGATATTCATTTACCAATTATTTGAAGTAAAGGAAGAAACAATGCGATATTTAGGCGGCAAATGCAAAATTGCAAAACCTATCTCAGAACTTATTTTACAAAAAAAGGAAAATGCTAAGACGTTTGTAAGTTTGTTCTGCGGCGGCTGTGCAATCGAAACGAAATTAGCACCACATTTTGAAAATGTTATATGCAATGACCTGCACCTATATCTGATAGCTATGTATCAGGCATTACAAAACGGCTATGACTTGCCCGAAAATATATCAGAAGAACAATATAGATATATTCGTGAGCATAAGGACGAGGATAAGGCGTTGACAGGTTTTGTGGGCTTTGGGTGTTCGTTTGGTGCGAAATGGTTTGGCGGCTATGCCCGAAACAAAAGGGGTGACAACTATGCCAAACAAGGTAGGAATGCTATAATGCGAGATATTGAAAATCTTAAAACAGCAAAATTTACCTGTACCGATTATCGCAGTGTTGACATTCCTGACGGATCTATAGTATACGCTGACCCACCATATGTTGGCGTTACAGGCTATTCAACAGGCGAATTTGACAGTTCTGAATTTTGGAAATACATGAGAAAAATCAGCGAGAAGAACACAGTGTTTATTTCGGAATTGCAAGCACCTGACGATTTTGTTTGCGTTTGGCAAAAAGAAATTTTAAGGACGTTAAATAGTAATAACAAACGTCCAAAATCTATTGAAAAATTATTCGTACATAAATCACAAATTTAAAAAGGAGGAATTAAAATGGCTGAAACAAAGAAAGCCCCAAGCAATATCATTCTTGGAAGCGGTTATATCTACTATCAGGATTTCAGCGGTGAAACAGTGCCAGATGTTGATACTATCTGCACCGAAGCCAATGTGCTGGGCTATATCCAGGGTGGCGCAACCCTGTCATATAAACCTACATTCTACACCGCAAGTGATGATGACGGCACACACCAGAAGACAATCATCACAGAGGAAGAAGCTACACTGAAAACTGGCATTATGGTATTCAACGGCAACACGCTTGACGTTCTCTGCGATACTGCAAGGGTTACAGAAGATACCAGCAAGAAACGTAGAACTGTCAAGATTGGCGGTCTGAAGAATATGCGTCGCAAGAGATATGTTTTGTGTTTCCACCACGTTGACGCAGTTGACGGAGATATATGGGTTATGATCGTGGGCAACAACCAGAGCGGCATCGAACTGGCGTTCGCAAAGGACAAGGAAAGCGTTATCGACGCAGAGTTCAAGGCACTGCCAAGCGACAGCGACGGAACACTGATTACCTACATCGAAGAGGATAAGTCAATAAGCGCCACATAAGCAACACAAATACACAGCCTGCTGAGATTTTCAGTGGGCTGTTTTTTTGGAGGTGTAAAAATGCCAAAGACGTTGAATTTCAATAAAATGCAAAAACCTAGCCTGCACATTGAGCTGGCTGACGAAAAGCATACCACGATATTTGTTATGCCGCCCACAAAGGGTGAGATTGAAGCGTTCGGGGAAATATCTGCAAAGTTAGGCGGCAACAAGCTGGACGAAGCAATCGAAATGTGTGCAAGGTTGATGTCACACAACATCGCAAAGATACCAATAACGGCTGAAACACTAGCTGATTGGGACATCTATGACATTCAGATGTTCTACCGCACATATATCGACTATCTGCTAGAAATCAAAAATTCAAAAAACTAGCACTCCCCTACTATCCGCCGCAGGATAGGGAGGGGGAAAAATATGAAATTTCCTCAACGTGGGAAAAATTAGTTGCGGACTATATGGGCATATCGCTATATGATGTTGATGATATGGACTACTATGACTATCTGCTGATACGTCGTGACGCATTTATCGCACGGCTCAGGCAGAGCGAGAGCGGTCAGGAGTACCTAGATAACGCATATAGATTGACCTTGACGAAACCTGACCGACAGGCTTTGCGAAAAAATTTCGGAAAGGGGGTAATGATAGGTGGCAAAAAGTAGCATTAAGGGCATTACTATCAAGATAGGCGGTGACACCACAGGTCTTGACAAGGCACTGAAAGAAACGAACAAAAAGAGCCGTGAGCTGGAGAGCGAGCTGAAAGCGGTCGATAAAGCCCTGAAGCTGGACCCGAACAACGTCACACTGGTCAAGCAAAAGCAAGACCTGTTGAAAGACAGTATCAAAGAGACCAAGTCAAAACTGGACGTGCTAAAAGAAGCACAATCACAGGTCACAGCACAGTATAAAAAGGGCGAGATAGACGCTGGGCAGTATCGTGCATTTCAGCGAGAGTTGGAAACGACAAAATCGAAGCTGTCAAGCCTGAAAGATGAAAAGAAAAATGTCAATGCTATCGGCACAGCGTTCAAAGAAGCCAAAGACAAGGTCGAGCCTGTCATAAAGAAAGTCGAAAAAGTCGGGTCTGTCATAGGCGGTGCGACAAGCAAAGCCGTAAAGTTCACGGCAACGCTGGGCAAAATAGACACGGCCATGATAGGCAAGGCGGCTGACGGGTTCAAGAAATACACGCAGACCATAGGTGTTGGTCTTGCGGCTGTAACAACGGCGCTTGCGGCAAACGTTGAAACCAGCCGTGAGTGGAACAGCGATATGACCAAGCTGAAAACAAACGCCGAAACCAGCGGCAACGATTTTGATTTTATGAAATCAAAAATGCAAGATTTGGTGGCTATTACAGGCGAATCCGATTCAAGCATTGAAGCGTTATCAAACCTTATGGCTGTCGGTTTCAGCGATGAACAAATGACGCCTGCTATAAATGCACTCAGCGGAGCGGTTGAAAAATTTCCTGACACCTTGAAAATTGAGAGCCTTTCGGACAGCTTGCAGGAAACTCTTGCCACAGGTGCTGCGACAGGTCAGTTTTCAGAGCTTATCGGGCGTATGGGTGATAGCGTTGATGATTTTAATGCGGGTCTACAAAGCTGCACGTCAGAGGCAGAGCGTCAGCAGTATGCCCTTGATTGGCTGGCAAATTCGGGTCTGTCGGAAATCAATGACGAATACCAATCTGCAAATAAATCAACGCTAGACTATGAACGTGCTAGTTTTGAATTGCAGGACGCCCTTGCATCTTTGGGAACTGCGTTTACACCTGTTATGGCTGGTGCAAAGGGAATGGCGGCAGATTTTCTGACAAAATCGTTGCCAGCTGTTCAAAAATTGTCGGGCGGTTTTACCCAACTGTTTGACGGCGTTTCTAGTTTGCTAGACGCATATGACAGTGGCGGTCTTGACAGCTTGACCGAACAAATTCCGATTGTTATATCTGGGCTGTTCAGTTCTGCGTCAGAAACGCTTGCCGAAAATGCACCTACACTAATCACAGCGTCAACCACAGTTTTAACATCTATCATTCAATCGCTAGCACAATCAGCTCCGTCACTAATCAACTCGATTTTGCCGTCACTGCTTAACGGCTTTTTTGGACTGATAAATGCGCTGGTTTCAACAATCCCTACGCTAGTGCCTGAATTGGTGCAGGGCGCAATCACACTGTTTTTAGGTTTGATTGACGGACTAAATGATGTTATCAAACAGTTGATGCCGATGTTACCTAGTTTGATAAAGCAAATAACTGACACGCTGATTGAAAATCTTCCTGCAATCATTGAGGGCGGTTTCCAGCTATTAACAGGATTGATAACAGGTCTGACCAAGTGCACGCCCGATTTGATAGACAGTGTGATAGCGTTGATACCAGTTATCACAAAGGCTTTGACAGATAATCTGCCTGCGCTGGTCAAGGCAGGTATGGAACTGATTGTCGCATTAGCGCAGGGTTTGCCACAGGCTCTGCCTGACCTTATCGACGCACTTCCCGAAATAATCGGTGCTATCATAGACGGCTTCAAGGACGTTGATTGGCTGGACTTGGGTGCAAATATTCTCAAAGGCATTTTGAACGGCTTGGTTTCTGCGGTCAGCGGAATTTGGAGCGTTGTTGAAGATGTTGGCAGTGCCATTATAGACGGATTTTGCGATTTTTTTGACATTCATTCCCCGTCAAGGGTTATGGCAAAAAAGGTCGGTCAGTATCTGCCGTCTGGTATCGCTGTCGGTATGGAAGATACAGCAGACGAACCAGTGGACGAGGCACAGGCTATTGTTGACAGCGTTGCAGGTGTATCGGCTGAAATGGACCCTGTCATGATAGGCAGGCAGACCACAAGAAAAACGGCTGACAAAATATCAACCGAAGCTGACAGCACCACACAGCACGACAAAAGCGGTGATCTGACAGTGGTTATGAACATTGACGGAAAACGTTTTGCCGCAGTGACAGCGCCATACATGGACGTTGCTATGGCTGAGAAAATTAATCTAAATGCTAGGAGGGTGGCTGACAATGTCTAGTATAACGATAAACGGAAAAAATTCCTATACCGATTTCGGAGCGTTGCTGACATCACGCAGTACACCGCCACCGAGTATCAGGGATATATCGGCTACTATACCATACCGCAATGGCGACATATGTTTCACATATCAGAATGGCGGTAAACCTACCTATGATACACGAACACTGACATACAAATTTGTATTTATGGACTGTCCGAAAACCGCCCTGCGGAAAGCAGTGGCAGATTTTGAAAACTGGATTTTGTCGGCTGGCGAATGTGATTTATATGACGATGCCGAAATTTACCACTATAAGGCAAGAGCTATTAGCTGCACCGAAAGCGAAAAGGGCTATCATGTTGAGGTAACGGCAACGTTCAAAGCACAGCCGTATAAAATATCTGACGATTTTTCAGACAAGGGTTTTGACGATTTCAGTTTTGAAAATGACTATCTAAATCTTACGGACATGACGTTGTCGGCTATTGAAATGGCTCCACACGCCCCTATGGGCGTTCTGAAAGTCTATTTATATTCGGACGTGCCGATAAAACCACGTCTGATATATAGGCGGTCTGCTGATGATACCGACAAAGTGGGATTTACGCATTTTCAGAATAACGGCATTGATATTTCTGAAAAGGTATACAGACCGACAGAAAAGCCATTCGACATGGACGAATTGATTTTACAGCCAGGGTTGAACGTTCTGTCAGCGTATGGCTTCGGGTCGCTCACGCTGGATCTGCATGAGGAGGTGTTATAAATGCACACTGTCACTATCACAAATGGTACTGAAAAAACCACGATACATAGTGATAACCTTGACCGCATTTCAGGTGGAAAAATCGTCAAGGCTGTCAATGCCGTTGACAGTTTTACGTTTACCATATATCCCGACAATGCAGGATATAACAAACTGAAACCGCTGACAACATCGGTCACTGTCACGGACGATAGCACAGGCAAAGATATTTTTATCGGACGTGTGCTGAAATGCCCTGACAGCATGGACGAGCAAGGTCTGATTTGCAAATCTGTCACCTGCGAGGGGCGTTTAGGTTGGCTGTATGACAGCGTTCAGCCGTATGCGGAATATAAGGTGGTAGGCATTCGGACAGTGCTAGCGTCGTTCATTTCAAAACACAATACGCAGGTCGGCGATGATAAACACATATCGGTCGGACAGGTCACTGTGACGGGCGAAAATAACTACACGTATTCTGTCAACTGGGTATCGACTATGGACGCTATATCTGAACAATTGGTCGGAAAATTCGGCGGTGAAATCCAGCTAAGAGACCAAAACGGAAAAGTGTATATAGACTATCTGGAACATATCGGACACGGCACAGACACAAAAATAGAACTGGCAGTAAATCTCAAAACTATCAGCCGTGAAGTGGACGAAACGAGCGTTATTACACGGCTATATCCGCTAGGCACAAAGCTGACCGACAGCGAGAAAAGGCTGACGATTGGCAGTGTGAACGGCGGTAAAGATTATATCGAAGATAGTGCGTTAGTCGCTAAGTATGGCGTGATCAGTGGTACACAAACGTGGGATGACGTGACACAGGCGTCAATTTTGAAGACAAAAGCCACAGCATTCCTGAAAAGCGCAAACAAAGCCAAAAAGCAGTATAAAATAACTGCGGTCGATTTGTCAACGATTGACATGAATTTTGAACAGTTTGAACTAGGGTGCTGGTATCGTATTGTCAACCCTCTTATGGGAATCGATGAAGATTTGCGCATAATCGGCATTACTATAAACCTTGACAGCCCTGAACAATCCGAGCTGACATTTGGTGACAAATTTGAAACCATGACAGGGTTCATGACAGCCAAAACCAAGAGCCTGCAGACCGCTATTGATAATAGCGAATTCAGAAATCGTCAGGTGATAGACAGTAAAATCGAGAATGCTACAAAGTTGATAACTGGCGCAGAGGGCGGACACGTTATTCTTGACCCGTCAGAAAAGCCAGAGCGCATTTTGATTATGGATACGGCTGATATAAATACCTGTAAGTCCTGCATTCAATTAAACAAAAATGGGCTAGGTTTTTGGAAATCATCGGACGGCGGTTCTGCGAAAAACGGACCGTACACAAATGCGTGGACTATCGACGGAAATTTGGTGGCTAGTTTTATAACCGCCCTGACCCTGACAGGGTTGAAAATCAACAATGGCAACGGAACGTTCAAGGTGGACGAGAACGGAAACGTGGTCGCTAACAAATTGTCGTCGAAATCAGCGACTATCACAGGCGGAAGCATTAATATTCAAACATCTAGCCAAAATACCAGTGCAATTCAGCTATCCCACAACGAGTGGACACTGAAAGTCAGTCCACTGGAGATACGCATTGATAACAGCACGATAGGCGGTCATATCGTCCTGCAGGCTGGTGCTATGTCAGGCTATTGGAATAACGAATTAAAATTTTCACTAGATACAAACAACGGCAACATATCAACGTATACAGACAGCGGAAAAAAGGTATTTACAGTTGACACCAATAACAGGGCGATGTATCTATACAACGAAAATGAAAAAACCGCAGTACAGTGCTACGGCAAAACAGGTGATATCATGTGCAATAGCATAACCACGAAAAACCACACACTAGACTAGGAGGGATAAAATGGCAAACAATGTTGATTTGGCAGCGGCAATCGAAACTGTCAGAAACGCATTTTACGGCCGTGACGTTCGTCAGGCGTTGGTTGACGCACTGACAGCAACGGAACAGGCAGTAAATGATTTAAACCAAAACAAGGTCAAAAGCGGTACAATTGAATACACGCTGGAAAAGGCGGCGCGAAGCGTACAAATACCGCTAAATTTGGATTTTGTGCCGAAACAAATTTGCGTATCACTGAGGGATATCGGCACGCCTAGTCCATTTCAGAACTATTGCACCCATGTGCAGGTATACAAGGGTGCATATTTCGCAGTAATTTGCATGGGTCCTAGCAATGGCGCAACTATTGTCAATGTGCCTGCAGGAACGTACAGCATTGACTACATAGCAATCATATAAAAGGGGGTGCAAAAATGGTAATCAGACTAGACGAAAATTACAATGCGATGACATCAACAGCCCTTTTGGGCTATGTTGGTGAAACAAACGCCCGTCCTGTGTCGGTCGAAGGGCTGACAGTAGACGGCGCAGACCGCTATGTGTTGACTATCGACTATGGCGATGGCGTGACGTATGAGGTCGATATCACAGGCGGACAGTGGACACCTACGGCTGACATACTGCGGTCAGCGCAGACAGTCAGCTGTCAGCTATGTGCAAAAAAACTTTCAGGGCAGGAGTACATACTGCTGAAAAAATCACGCATTTTTCGTCTGAGAATAGGTGCGGCTATCGGTGATAATGCCGTGCCGTCACCAAGTGTGGCAGCTGACGCACTAGACCGCATAGACGCCATAGGCAGGCAGACACACGCAGATATGCAGACAGCCGTCACCGCTGCAGAAACGGCGACAACAGCGGCAAATAACGCCGCTAAATCTGCCACAGCCGCAGGAGTATCAGCCGACACCGCAGAACAGGCGGCTGAACGTGCCGAAACCGCACAGGCATCTGCAGAAACGTCCGCAACACAGGCTGACACCGCAAGACAGGGTGCAGAAAACGCACGTCAGCAGGCGGTCACATCACAGAATAACGCTAAAATATCCGCAGCGCAGGCGTCAACGGCAGCACAGCAAACTGAGACTGATAAGACCATAACGGCAGGTTATGCAAAGGCCGCAAAGACCAATGCTGACAGCACTGCGGCAGACAGACAGGCGGTGCAGGATATGGCAACGAAGGTGACAGCCGACAAGGCTACAGTGGCAGAAAACGCCACTAAGGTTGCTGAGGATAGAACATCAGCTGAGACTGCCGCCCAGAAAGCACAGGCGGTGGCTGATAGTTTGCCTGAAGATTATGTTACGGCAGTTGCACAGATTGCCGAGAATACAGCTGAAATAGCTAACGTAAAGCTGACGGACAAGGAACTGCAACGTAGGGTAAATGCACTGTATTCCATCGGTCAGGGTATCACGCACCAGTTTGAAACTGACAGCGGAACGGCATATGCCAAGACAGTTCCGACAGGGGCGAAGTTGATGAGCGTGAAGTCGATAGGTGGTCATTCTGAGGTCATTGACGGTGAAATTGTCAGTGTTGGCACAGAGAGCATCATAGAGCAAGGGAAGAATTTGTTTGACTATACTGACAAAACCTATCATGGGGCGAATGTAAGCAAGGTTGAAAATGGTGTTATTTACACAAAGGGGTTGACGACAACTGTCTTAAATATTCCGACTATTGTCGGCAGTAAATATACGCTGTCATTCAAAGTAAAATCAAGTGGAGCTAATCAAAGCGGTTTGCGTTGGTCACTACAAACAGGGAAAAACACATCATACGCACATGATAGCTCACTGATAGAATTAGAAGTAGGTTACGTGGCAAACACAGAATATCAGGCAGTAGCTACGTTCGTAGCCGACACTGATTATGTGTCACTGTGCACCATAATGGGCATGATCTATGACGTTCAGCTAGAAAATGGTGATACCGCTACCAATTATTCTCCATTCTATCAGACCGAATACCTTATCCCTGAAGCAATCAAGGCACTGCCTGGCTACGGCTGGTCGGCAGGAACGGCTAAGAACTACGTTGACTATGAAAATAAACGATACGTTCAGTGCGTGAACAGCGTTGATTTGGGAACGCTGAACTGGGTTATGGGAGGTGGTGCCAAAACAGTTTTTGTGGCAGCGCAAGTTTATGGACAGAAATTGTCGTATAATTCTGCTATTGCATCGAATATATTATGTTCAAAATATTTAGCAAAATCGCAAAATGAGGTATGGAGTGACGCAGCACCTGTGGGCATAGCAACCAATGCGACTATTGACAGATATGTCTATGTAAACGACACCGCCTACACCGACGCCACCGCATTTAAACAGGCAATGCAGGGCGTTATCCTATACTACGAACTAGCAACCCCAATCGTCACGGATATTTCAAACCTGATACCTGATGACTTTCTGCGAAACATCGAGGTCGAAGCAGGGGGTTCAGTGACATTCAAAAACGGCAATGGTGACGACTATCGTATACCTGTACCAAGCGAAGAAGAATACATAGTCAAGCTGTCGGAGATAGGAGGTAGCGTATGACGGATTTACAGAGAAAAATGGCTGACAAGCTGGGGTTGACCCCTGATGATTTTCAGCCGAAAAAAGCCACAAAAGTGGACGAGTTAGAAGCACAAGTGCTATATACTGCGCTGATGACCGACACACTGATTGAGGAGGACAATGACAATGTATAGGAAAGTCAAACGTTTGTACGATTTAGGGCTGTACACCGCTGAACAGGTCAAAGACTTCGCTGACAGGGGGAAGATAACCCCTGAGCAGTACGAGGAAATCACTGGAGAGAAGTATGAAAGCGAGGTAGTGAAGTGAAGTACATAATAATGCTGATGATCGTGATAGGTCTTGCGTTGGCTGATTTTGCCACAGGCTGGATAAAGGCCTATTGCAAGGGTGACGTCCGTTCATCGAAAATGCGCAAAGGCGGTCTGAACAAATTGGCCGAAATAGTCGTCATGGGCGTGGCTATCGGGTCTGAGATAGGTTTTGAACAGCTAGGTCACTACTACGGACATAGCGAACTGGCAGGCATTGCAGGAACGATAACGGTACTTGCTGTTTTCGGGTATATTTTCGCTATGGAAATTGTTTCTATACTGGAAAACTATGGAGAAATTAACCCACAGGCAAGCTGGATAAACAAAATAGTGGCAAAATTCGGAGTTTTCAAAGATAAGGAGGACTAATTATGGCAATGACATTTGATGAATTTGTAAAGAAATACAAAGGCAAGGGCATTAATTTCGATAAGGCGTATGGTGTGCAGTGTTTTGACCTGGCGAACCAGTACAACCGTGATGTTGTCGGGTGCGGTATGTTCATCGGTCTGCACGCATACATGATTTACACAAATTTCGGCAGCCAACCAGTAAAGAAATATTTTACCAAAATTGCGAATACGCCGTCTTTCGTACCGAAAAAGGGTGACATCGTAGTTTGGGGGAAATCCCTCAACGGCGAAGACGGTCATGTTGCCATAGCCACAGGCGAAGGCAACACAAAATATTTCTACAGCTACGATCAGAACTGGTTGGGTAGAAATGACCCATGCACACGTGTCTATCACAACTATAACCACGTCTTGGGCGTTCTCCGCCCAAAAAATCAGAACGTTATCAATCCGCCTACGCTGGAGACAAAAGGCTATAAGAAAGGCGCAAGCACGGACGGGTCGTATGCCCTGAAACAGTTGCTAATCCTTGACGGCGCAAAGCTGGACGATAATGCAATCATCGGCAAAGGCACTGTCGGTGCTATCAACAGCCGTCTGTCAGCATGGGGATACAGGCCGAACGGCATTGCAGGCAAGAAATTCATCAAAAAGCTGCGTGAAAAAATCAAAAAATAGTCGCACAAAATTCGCATAAAATTCGCACAAATTTAGCCGTCAGAGCGTTTGCCCTGGCGGCTTTTTTTATTGTGAATACACAG